GCAACCTTGAGTTCAAAAGAACGGAACTCATATTGGTCGCGCTATTAAAATTTGTGACTCCTTGAAACCTGGGCGCACCAGGAAAAATTCCAGAATTACAAATTCATACGGCGCGACCAATTCACTCATAGAGCACCTACACGGTCACAGTGTAGTAAAGATTATTTCGGCAGCAAGCTATCTCTAAAGCTATTTTGTGTGTCTGCCACACATCGACACGAAAGTGTCTCAGCAGCTAAGTAGCTGCTGGAGATGGGGGAGTTGGATTATAATATAACGGAGGCATCCCAGTCCAAAAATAGACCTGGAAATCTTCACCTGCCGCACAAAACGCATTTATATACGTCTCATTGTTACCACGTAGGAAAATCTTATAGTCGAACACGTTCAACAAATCAGTTCCAAAACTACTGGTATAATCCTCTCTCTTACCAGGAACAAAACGATCATCACTATAAAATGGCACTTCAAACTCTGTGTTTGGGTTTACATAGCCATTAGTCATAACCATACCCCTGGGTCCACCAAGCGGTTTATTTGTCGCCGGAAGTGACAACGATGAATCTATTGCTCCTTGAAATGCCATTTGGCTCTCAGTGATAGGAGTAAAAGCCGCTGTGCGCCCATTTTGATAATAACGTGGCCCTAATTCCCTTTGCACTTGCGTAATAGGCAAAGAGTCGTTAGCCATGAAACTCATAGGACAAATTTTCCAACGAATGGATCCTCTATAACCAGAAAAGGCAAGAGTCACCCAATGCAACAACATTGTATTGCAATAATTGTACGGTGTTGCTGCTGCTGTCGTGTGGACTGCGCTAGTAACATTTCCCCTCAAAAACGGGAAAGCCGTGCGTCTTCCATATAAGACGCGTCTATCAGAATTGAAGGTCGCGTTCAACATGGAATGTAATGCATAGCGTTTCAACAAAGGACGAAACGACTTTACAACCTCACCTGTAAAAACTCTATTCAGGTATTCATGATTGGTAGTTCCCACACCTACCACATCCGTATCTCCTTCTTGTTGTGGAGGCGATGGTGCATGTGACACTAGTGCGTCATTCATGTCACTATCCTCGCCACCAGATTGAGGTTCAAAACCAGATTGGGGCTTAAATTCATAACAAGCGAAACGATCTGAAGGAACAAACACTTCAAAATCATCCCCCATGGATACAAAAACATTGACTTGTATGTCACGTGGTGCAGTTGTATCTGGTGTTGTGAGTTCATTCACAATAAATAAACTTAAAACGCCATTACCAAATGCGTTCAATCCAAGTGGGACAGTTCCATACGTTGCAACTGTTGTACCCTGAGGAGTGAAACTAGTGAGCAAGGACGAATGTTGACCATTTCCAACCTCAATTGTAAAATCCTGCTTTTCGGCAATGTCTATGATCTCCATATAATTCGTGTTATATTCATTTGAAGACACAAAATTTGGATCATAGACTACTTTAAGTCTGCCCTTGTGAAATGCGGACGCGACGACTTGGAACCTAAATTTCATTGTCCCAGTCCAAAACGCGAAAGGAGTGGCAGCCATGGCACATGCCGGTAAATATATGGCATCACCTTCAGTCCTCCAAAGAGTAGGCATAACACGCGTATTCCACAAAAGAGTTTCAGGAGCTTCACCAATGTCCCAATCAAAAGTAGTGAGATACGACTCTCTCTTTGCGATCTGTTTTATATTCAAAGGGTCTCCCGGCCCTATTCCTGCGATTGTAGGATCAATCGTTAACTCCTGCTTATCATCTATGGTCATTTTTGCTGCACCATCAGGCACAGTTGTTGTTGCCAAAGACGAAATGGCTGCAGGCTTATATGGATCAGGATCCTTAGTCACAGGTGGCCTAGAATAACCAAAAAGCTTCGCCGTAGCAGCGGTAATACCAGCTGCCTTCGACGTAGCCATTGCAAATGGTCCGATATATGGTGCTTCGGACAAAGTGGCAGAAATTTTTGAAATTGCTGTCGCTGGCCCAGAAACAACACCAGAACCATTTGCTTCGTCAACTTCTTTTCCTGATTGAGGAACAATTGCCGCAATATCAAGCGACGTGAGCATATTAAGCTCAACGTCTTCAAGCCAAGCGAAAATTGATACAGTGGCTTTATCTGTCGCACCATTTGCATGTCTCAAATCATTTAGAGATATAATGTGCAATCTGCCCAAATTTTGATATTCTAAGGCAGTCAAATTTACATTATTTTTCTCAAAGAAGAAAGGCAAACATAATTCACCTCCAGTTGACGTTGTTGGGTCCAAAAATACATGGGGCATTTGACTGCCCTGCACTAGAGAGGCTGTTGAACCCAACGTGGTAAAATCGTCTCTCGTGTGCATAGGATGATATAGAGCCATAGCTCTACCGTAATGAAAACTATTGCCATTAATCATAATCTTGAGTCTCAAACGAGCTCTCAACAAATTGTAATTTGTCATCCTGTTAATGACCCTAGGATTATTAATAAACAAAGACCAAGGATCCAAGACAACATTCAAGGCAGAATTAGTCGCCCACTCAGTCTCAGAAATCTTTAAAGGACGAGAAAAGAAAGAACTCAACTCATCTCCTTTTGTATCCTGCAAACTACGAGTGGGATCCATAGTTCCCTTAACGGTATACAAATAAGGATCGTCATTATCAGAAAAACCAACATTCTGATGTGTTTCATTAGCAACGACCTTCATTATTGTATTATCATCCGTAGACCCGGAATGAGGCTCAAATATAGTGCACGCACTTTCTGCGTCACTCTCAATGATCCTAAGTTCATCTTCCATTCTATGAAGAATTGAAAATTGAACTGCGCTAGCTCCGGGGTGCGTAGCGTCTTCCGCTTGCCCAAACGAAGTGGGAGCGTCGGGTGATACAACCTCCTTGATTTCACCCTTACCAAAAATACATACTAACTTCTTACAATTATTTTCTAAACATACTTCTTTTATACAATTACCAATCTATTTAAATACAACTGCAGGCCCGATTAAACCTACAGAGGCTTACATTTTGATATGGGATCCAATCCCACATCCTGTAAATACAGGTACCCTTTTTGTAGGGTATTTTTCACGTGCAAAGCATTCTAACAAAAATACAAAACATACAAAACATTTTCACTATATGTAACCATATACACATGCGCCTATTCAACTATAGCTGCGGAGCAGCAACCCACATCGGCGAAACGGGGTGTTATGTGCCTTTACAATAGGCATGCACATCGCCTAACTATTTCTATAGATATTTGTCACGCCACATCTCAACACGTGTGTCGTAACTAACATCCAACTCTTCGCAGAGGTGCCTCAAACCTGCACGCTCTGCAACTTCAATCAACTGCCTGCGCCTAGCATCATATACCTGCTCACCGTGATTAAACCATTCACGGCATGCAGTATCTATGTTCTTTGCACAGGCCACTCTTTCCGAGTCCACACTGTCCCTGTCACGCAGGTAATAGTGAAGACTCTTAAAACATGATTGGTCCACCAGAGCACCAACATGTACTCCAAGTTTTGGGTGAAAAACACTTACCCGTTTCAGAAATTCAAATTCTTCTGGTGGTAGAAAATCCACCAATTCACTCTCTTTGTCAGGCATAGTGTACACTTGTCCGTGGGCTTCTAAAAACTCTGAAGCACCCTTGATTGTAAAGTCACTAATATCGGACCGAACAGATCCTATATTGTCATCACCATATGTCATCAACTTCACACAATCACGGAAAGACAAACATTTACCACTGCGTGGCATGTGTTCACTGTAGAAATAACATCTCAAATTTAAGCTACCACAAATACCGTTCAAAATCACGGTCAAGGAATTCCCAGAAATATGAGAACCAGAATTCAGGCTTATCAAATCCCCGTTGAAAGCGATGACTGCATAAACCAAATCACCAGCCATTGATTCCATCACATTAAGGTCCTCCTCACTGTAATCGCAACATCGCGCAAAATCAATCAAAATGCGCAACGCCGCCAATAACAATTGT